TGTATATGGTCTTGCAAATGCAAGTTATGTTTCTCCCGGTGCTCCAACAGGAACAAACTATACAGGTGTAGGTGCTTCAAACCAAAACGTTGTAGCATATCGTACTGCTGTTGATATCGCAACCAATACAAGCATTGCCAACAACAACATTCTTGCAACTCCCGGCCAACGTGATCCTCTAGTAACCAACTATGCTCTAGAGAAAAACACAAGCTACGGCTTGAGCTTTTATCTTCTGGACGTTCAACCATATGACAAGGATACCGTTCGTATCTTTGACGGCGAGACAAACAAATACGTATCGATTGCCAAGACCACAAATGCATTCATTAATCGCTCACTTGATAACAATGGTGCAGCAGCGTACTTCCCAAGCATTGTGATCGATGACACCGTTAACACTCGCCGTGTAACTCTCCCAGCTTCTATTGCAGCAATCTCTGCACTAAGCTATAACGACCGTGTTAAGTTCCCATGGTTTGCACCAGCAGGGTTTGATCGTGGTTCTCTAAACTTTGTTCTTCAAACATCTATTAGAGTTAACCAAACAGATCGCAACACACTTTACGATGCCAATATTAACCCAATCGTTAAGTTCCCCGGTGCCAACTATGTGTTCTTCTCACAAAACACACTTCAGCTAGCTGAAAGTGCTTTGGAGAGCATTAACGTCAAACGCATGATTCTCGAAGTTAAACGTCAAATTGTCGCTATCGGCAACCGTTTGATTTTCGAACAAAACACTCCAGCACTTCGTACACGCTTTGTCAACGAAGCATCTTTGGTGCTTGCAACTGTTCAACTCCAACAAGGTATCGAACAGTTCGCTGTGATCTGTGACCAACGTAACAACACAGCAGAAGATGTTAACAGCAACCGTATGAATGCACAAATCAGAGTGCTGCCAACAAGAGCAATCGAGTACATTGTTATGGACTTCGTTGTTCTACCTTCTGGGGTTGCATTATAGCTTGTAAAACGCCCCCCCCTCTTCACTATATACTAGTAGGAGAGGTAACGTTTTATGGAATATCGATACGAAGGTCATTCGCTCAAATCTGGCATTTATAAGATTGCAAATAAACTAAATGGCAGGATCTATGTTGGTTCTGCCAAAGAGTTTAAGAGGCGTTGGAGCCAACACACATCTTCTCTGCGAAATCAGAAGCATCAAAACAAGTTTTTTCAAGCCGATTTTAACAAATGCGGAGAAGAAGCATTTGTGTTTGAGGTCATAGAAGTTACCGAAGGTAAAACAAAAGAAGAACGCTTGCTGGTCGAAGAGGCATATATCAAACAATATTATGACTCTGGGGACCGTTGTTATAATCTTTGTGATCGGGCTATTTCACGGGAAGGTTATCCAAGTAAAGACCCAGAAAAAACAAAACAAAAACAATCTGAAGCACAAAAGAAAAGGTATGAAAACCCTGAAGTAAGGCAAAAACAATCTGAAATATCCAAAGCGATGTGGCAACGACCGGAACATATAGAGAAAATGAAAGCCATAGCTTCTTCCCCAGAAAAGCTTGATAAGTTTCATCAAACTTGTCATACAATGGAATCCAAGCGTAAAGTTGGAGAACAACTGGCTAAGTATTGGGGCAAGATTATATCGCCCACAGGTGAAGTATACGATATTACAAATCTCAATCGCTTTTGTGTGGATCATGGACTGATAAAACAATCCATGATACAAGTATTCAACGGTGAAGTGTATCAAGCTCATGGTTGGAGGTTGTATAGTGAGGGATTGGCTGGTGTGCCTTATTCAGCAGTTGAGCATCAACGAGGCAAAGAGTTTGAAATAGTTTCACCAGATGGAACATTATATTGCAGTCGTAACGTTTGGGAGTTTTGTCGAGTTCATGGTCTGCAACAGGGCAACTTAAACAAGGTTTTATTAGGCAAACGCAAAAGTCATAAAGGTTGGCATTTGCCGGATAATAGTTTGTAAAAGATAATACAGCCTGATTTCCTCTAAAAGAAAAACTGCTGCCTTTCAGCAGCAGTTTTTTTTTATTCTTCTATTTATCGATAACGTTTGATATACGGAGATAAAACATGGCATTACTAAGCCCCGGCGTACTAGCAAGAGAATTTGATATCAGCCAACCAACAACAGTAACACCTTCTGGTGTTCCTGCTTTGGTGATTTCTACAACCACCAAGGGACCAGCATTTGTTCCAATCATGACTACAACACTAAGTCAATATGTGTCGGTCTTTGGTGGAGTAAATGCTAATACACCACTAGGTTATCTTTCTGCAAGAGAATGGTTTAGTAACACAGGCGTTCCTCTTATGCAGCTAAGAGTACTTGGTGCTGGTCAAGGTTTGGCACGCAACGCAGATGGCACCGTAACAGATGCCGGTTTCGTTGTTGGTGCTCAACAACCAAGTGGTTCCGCTGGAGCTCTTGGAGACAACGTATATGCAAACACTGGTGGTGTAACCGGATCTGTATATATGCTTGGTTGCTTTATGAGTGAATCGGTAGGTTCAACGTATCTTTCTGATGCTGGCCTACAACTAGATACAACAGCTGTTCCAATCGTTCGTGGTGTTTTGTTTGCTCCATCCGGTGTTGTCCTTCGTCTATCTTCAGCGGCACAACCATCAAATGCACCAGACTCAAACTTTGTTGCAACAGAAGCTAGCTTCTCCGGTGGATTCACAGGATCAATCGATCTAAGCGCAGGCCAACAAAGCTTTGTGATGATTTTAAACGGTCACAGAGGAACAGATCTTCGTTATCCGAACGTTATTACAGCCAGCTTTGATCCGCAAGCAGTTAACTATTTCCCAAGCGTTTTCAACACCGATCCTTTGAAAACACAACAAGCTGGACATTTGCTTTATGCAAACTATGACGTGTTTCCTGCCGTAGCAGTTCCAACAGGTTCTGGTGTAATCGACGCAGCAAGCGGTTCAGTCTACGGAACAATGCAAAACGTTGCATTCATCGTACCTTCTTCTGGGTCAGCCGCCACACACACTTCAAACAAAGGCTCCAGCGTAACTCCAAACTTCGAAGGCTTCCAAGATCGTTATGAACATGCTTTCTCACCTTGGGTTATCTCTCAAGGATTTGGTGGAGTTCCACAAAACCTTTTCCGTTTCCATCATCTTTCTGATGGTGAAGTAAGCAACGGCGACATAAAGATTTCAATCGTGAACATTCAACCCGGAACTGGGACAAACCCATACGGCGTGTTTACTGTTCTCGTGAAATCAATGACAAGCCTAGACAGCGATGGTGCTTTGGAAACATTCACCAACTGTTCACTTGATCCAACATCACCAAACTACATTGCTCGTAAGATTGGTACCATCAATACCTTTTTCAACTTCGACACAGATATAGCTTCACAAAAAGTAACAACGGACGGATCATATGGAAATAACTCACGTTACGTGCGTGTTGAAGTGGCCGATGTGGTAGACGCTGGAGATATCGATCCATCAGCAATGCCATTCGGTTTCCGTGGCCCACAACACCTTGTAACACAAGGTTCAAGTTCACTATACAACATCAAGCAAGGTGATCTTCTTGCTCCAGCTTTCCCATACTTCTCAAACCTTGCCGGTGGTGCTGGTGGTGGAGTGCCACTGTTTAACGCATCACAGCCACCAGTTCCAATGCGTCTAAACCTCAAGAAGCTTGCTGCTTCCTCTGGTGTTGATACAGGACTTTACTGGGGCGTTCAGTTCCAAAATGTTACAAGCCTTTCCGATCCAAACGGCAGCTTGATCTTTAACCCAAGCTTGCTTGGTTATAGCAAATACTTCCCAAATCTTGCAGGTTCTACAAACGTACAACCTGTAGTGTTTGATAACAACGGAGCAGCAACAACACCAGCAAGCGGTATTATTGATTCAGACCTTTTTAACAACAACCTTTTCTCTCTAGAAAAAGTTAAGATTGTAACAGGTTCTGGTGATCGTCCAGATACAAGCTCAACAGCACTTCTAAACTGGAGCTATGTTCGTGGTGGCAATATCGCCGCCGACGATACAACAAAAACAAGAGGATTGTCTGTTAACGACCTTGTAGAAAACGCAGCTGTACAAAATCTTGCCAAGTTCAGCTTTTACCTTGAACGTGGTTTCGATGGAACTCGTATCTTTGATGCAGATGCACGCTACCTCAAGAACGCAGCTGTTTCACAGGAAATCACACAAACAAGCCGTGGCCTAACAAACGGTCCAACCGTTCAAAGCTACATGAAGAGCATCGGAATCATTTCAGACGTAAACGATGTAAATATCCAGCTTCTGACCATGCCCGGTATTCGTGTTCGTTATGTCACAGACACAGCAATCAGTGCTGTAGAAAATGATCGTTTCGACTGCTTCTACATCATGGACCCAGAACAATACGATGTGAATGGAACATCAGTCACAGGTTCATACGAAACTGTAAACGTTTCACAAACAGCAGCAGCGTTCGTTGATCGTGGGGTTAACTCAAGTTTCGTCGCAACATACTTCCCAGACGTAAACATCGTTGGTCCAAGTGGTGTTGTTTATGAAAAGATGCCACCATCCGTAGCAGTTCTTGGTGCATATGCTAAGAATGATACAGTTGGTCAGCCCTTCAACGCACCAGCAGGCTTTACAAGAGGCACACTAACCAACGTAACAGATTTCGCTGTTGCTCTCAACCAAGCCAACTCTGACACCCTTTACGTGGCAAGATTGAACCTTCTACTTTCCAAACAAGGTGTTGGCCCAGTTGTTTGGGGTCAAAAGACTCTTCTCAACAAAGACAGCTTACTCAACCGTGTCAACGTAAGAAGACTCTTGATTGCAATCCGTCGTGATGTACGTGCGGTCGCAACACGCTTCTTGTTCGAACCAGCAAGAGCTTCAACTCTTTCAGCGTTCAATGCGGCAGTTCAACCAATCATGGCACGTTACCAAGCCGCAGGTGGTGTAGAAAAATACAAGGTTGTAATCGACGCAACTACTACAACACAAGCAGATCTTGATAACAAAACTCTTCGTGGTAAGATTTATCTAATCCCAACCACATCTCTCGAATTCTTCACAATCGACTTCTTTGTTACAAATCGTGATAGCTTCGTTGGTTAAAACGTAGTAAATAATACTAGTTAATAGATAGCAAAATAGGAGTTACGTAAAATGGCACAAACACTATCAGTCACAGAAATGCTTCCAGCTAAGTTCACACCAATGATGAAACGTCAGTTCGTCTTCGCTATCGAAGGCATTGACGCATTCTTGGTGAAAACAGCAGCAAGACCAGAAATCACCACCGAAGAAGTTACAATCAACTGGATCAACAGCACACGCTATGTTGCCGGTAAAACAACATTCGGTACACTTGCTGTTACCCTACACGATCCAATCGCTCCATCTGGTGCTCAACAAGTAATGGAATGGATTCGTCTTTGCTTTGAATCTGTGTCTGGCCGTGCAGGCTACCCAGACTTCTACAAGCGTGACATTCAACTCAAGATGCTTGATCCAGTTGGTACAGTAATCCAACTCTGGGATATCAAAGGAGCCTTCTGCACAACAGCAGGTTTCGGTGATCTCTCATATGATAGCACCGCTGATATGGCAGAAATCTCTCTTACCCTCCGCTTTGATAACTGCGTAATGCAATATTAATACACATTTATCGAATCATGTGGTATACTTATTCAAAGAGGTATACCACATGTTTTCTTGTCCGATTTGCTCACATCATTACTCCGAACTAGTCTCTCTTTCAATACACTACCGAAAACAACACAAAAAAACTTCTAAAGACTTATACGTTTCGTTATTTTGCAATGACGTTATTCCACTTTGCAAGTGTGATTGCGGTGAGCAAGTAAAGTTTCTGGATATTACACAAGGCTTTCGTGAATACAAACTCGGACACGCTTCTCGTGTAACTAATAACTTTCAAACCGAAAAATCTAAATCTAACTCTAAATCTACTCGACGGAAAATGTTGGAAGATGGTAGTTGGAAACCATTTGCAACAAAAGAAACAGGAGAACACTGGAGTAAAGGTCTTACAAAAGAAACTGATGAGCGTATTCGAAAAATGTCGGAAACAATCTCTAAGCCAGAAGAAAGTAAAAAACGTTCAGAACGAATGAGGAAAAATCGACTAAGCGGAGTTGTACGAACTCTTCGCAAAGAAGAGCATTCACAATGGAAAGGTGGAGTCAGTGATTTGTTAACATATTGTCATGCGAACAAAAAGCTTTATGTTGAATGGAAATATCCTAAGTTAGCAAAAGCAAACTTTTCCTGTGAAAAATGTAGTGTTTCTAGAGCAACAGATCCAAGACCGTTGTTAGAAGTACACCACAATCAACAAAAAATGTCTGATATTGTCCGACACATAGCAGAAACTCTAGGATGGGAAGATACGTATACAACAGCACCAAGTAATCCCAGAAGCCTAGAGCTGAAAGAAAAAATCTCGGAAGCTGTTGCAGTATATCATATTGAAAACAACATTAGTGGTATTGTTCTTTGCCAAGAATGTCATAAAGCGGCGCACAACAAACATAATCTATAATCGTTCATTTCGACAACTGTGTATATAAAACGCAGTTATCAGTTTATCTTATTTAAATACCTGATTATAAAGGCATTTTGGCAACCGCTAAAATGCCTTTATTCTTTTATTTTTTCTTGTTTTCATGATATTCTGAGGATAAAGGAAAGCAGGAAGCGATGGCAAATCTCAAGGTTTTTTATTCTCCCAATCAAACTGTTCGTGACAACAACAGTTATTCACCGTCTGCTGGGAAGCCTCATCACGTTGTAAATCAGTTTCAAAAGACTGGTCGTGTTGATGTGCGTAGTGGTTGGAATCCTCTTAATCAAGAGGATATTGCTATTGCTCATGATGCCAAGTTTGTTTCCGACGTTTTGATGCTTCGTCGTTCGAACGGTTTTGGTAACAAGTTGGCTTCTGTGGCTGCTAGCTTGCCTTATACGGCTGGTAGTTTCTTTCGTGCGGCTGAGTATGCTCTTGAGAACAACACGGTCGCAATGAGCCCTACAAGCGGTTTTCATCATAGCGGTTATAACCGTTGCCACGGATTCTGTACCTTCAACGGTCTTATGATTGCTGCTTTTCTTCTTTGGAAGGATCACAACGTTAACAAGGTTGGGATTATTGATTTCGATGCTCATTATGGTGATGGCACCGAGGATATCCTTAACAGCATTGAAGGTGCTCGTCGGTTTGTTGAGCATCTTACGTTCGGAGAGTTTGCTCGAACTGAAATGAACTTCGATGTTTGGCTTGACCGTCTTGAAGCTGATTTGATCGAACGATTCAATGAGTGTGACATTCTCTTCTATCAAGCTGGTGCTGATCCTCATATTGATGATCCTCTTGGTGGGTATCTTACCACTGCACAAATGAAGCGTCGTGATGAGATTGTTTTCAAGGTTGCCAAGAAGCTTAACAAGCCTATTGTTTGGAACCTTGCTGGTGGTTATCAAGATCCGCTGCAAAAGGTTCTTGATATTCACAACAACACGCTTCAAGCTTGTTTGGAGCATTACGTCGATGCAACGTAAAAAGCGCACAGGTGAAACCTTGAAAAAGGTTTCTTGTGAAGTCTGCTCGTATAACAATCCCGCCGCCCTTCATATCCATCACATAATCCCCCGCTGCGATGTTAGGTGTACCAACAACCTAACCAACTTAGCAGTCTTGTGCTCGATCTGCCATAACCTTGTGCATACAGGAGATATCACTATTATTGGTGTTTATTCCACCACAAAAGGCCGTCAACTTATGTTCTATAAGAAGGGCGAGACGCCTCCATTGGAACGTGAGTTTTGGAAGATTCTTCCAGAAGATAATCCACATGTGTTAAGAAAGTGAATAAACCTAATATTTAGGTTACATGACACAAACAACAGTCACCAGCGACTTTAAAGCTTTCAAACGCAGAATCATTGCTGAATCTCTAACTGCTCCTAGTAATACTTTATTTGGGCTATCCAAACAACACATTGAAGTTGTTCTTGGTATACCGATGCCGATCCTTATGGAATCGGCTGATACAAAACTTCAAAAACGTGTTCTTCACGAACAGTTTATTTATGAGCAGTTTCTTAAGAACATAGGTCAAGCTGTTTCTGGGCAAGTGCGACGTGGCACAGAAGCTGTAAAAAACTTTGCTCATGCCGCCAAACACGCTGTACATCATGCATTGGAAGTGACGATAAAGGGTCCAGCAGATCTAATCGAGTTTCTTGGTATTGTAGTTAAAGAACCAAAATATTTGCAGATTTTTTGGATGAGCCTTCAAAGCAAACTAACTGACGTTCGAACAAACATATCGAA